AAGTAATTTAAAAATTAAAGTTAATTTCATTAAAAAATTTATAATGGAAGAAGTCGCATATTTAGTTAGTAACAAGATTACTTATACTAGTAAAAGTGATAATAAGAATATAATTGATTTTATTGAGTACAAAACTGCACATTGGGATGAAAATCATGAGGAAAATGTACTAAGAGATATGTTGACATATGGTAGTGTATATGAATTATATTATACAACTGAAAAGAATGATGAACTATTATTTAATGCTAAAATAGTAAGTCCTCGTGATGCATATGTTCTTGAAGATGATTTTGGAAATATATCAATGTTTTTAAGATTTTATAAGAAAAAATTTGATACAAAACAATATATTGATATTTATACTTCTGATTTTGTATATCATGTAGATGAAGGCTTTAATAAAATTGATGAGCCAACTCCGAACAGATTTGGAGAAGTTCCAGTAAGAGTTGGAGTTGTAAGTAAATATAAAGAGCAAGATACATTATTTAATGAATTAAAAGATTTGGTAGATGCTTTTGGTACAAATTTAAGTGATATTGTAAATGAAATATCTGACTATAGGCTAGCCTATTTATTATTTAGTGGTTGCCAGATAGATACAAAAACTAAGGATGAAGATGGAAAGACCCAATTAGATTACTTGAAAGAAAAAGGTGCTATTTGTGTTGATAAAGAAGGTAAAGTATCATTTGTAACTAAAGAAATTAATGATACAGCTGTCCAAAATACTCTTAATACTTTAAAGAAAACAATGTATGAGTTAGCTAATCATATTGATACTAATGAAAAGATGCAATCTAATCTTAGTGGTTCAGCTCTTAGAAATAGACTTATAGGCTTGGAACAAAGAATTAAAAATTCAGAAGGTTCAATGAAAAATATAATTAAGGGCAGATTATATTTCATGTTTAAATTATTTAACAAAACAGAAAAATTAGATTATGACTATAGGGATATAGATACTAAATTTACATTAAATATTCCTCAAGATGATGTAAGTATAGCCCAAATTATTTCACAGATTCCAGATGGTGTTTTATCAAAAGCAACGATGAGAACATTATTTAGCTTTATGTTTAATTCTGAAAGAGAACAGAGACTTATTGATGCTGAAAAACAAAAAGAACTGGATCAAGAAGTTGATTTAGATAAGGTTGTTAAGGGTAATGGATAAGAAGAAGCTAACTCCAGACCAACAATTCTTTAATGATAAGACTTTGGAACTTACTAAAGAAATATATAACACATGTGAAGAACAAATAAATCTTTTGTATAATTTACAAAAGAAAAATAGAGATGATTTATTAACTGAAATAGCCAAGATATTATTAAGCTATAACATTGTAGATAACATACTATCGTTAAGTACAACTGAAAAGAAAAAATTATACTTAGATATTGGTAATTCAATAAATAAAAAAATTAAAACAGAACTTAAAACGGAAACTAATTCAACTAAAGGCATGTTACTAGATGCTGCTGAATTAAAATATAGCACTAACAATTATATCTATAGTTTAGGAATCGATTATAAATTAACTCAAGCACCAGAAGAAGTGTTAAATAAAATTGTAGATGAAAAAATTGATGGAGAAATATGGTCTGATAGGCTATGGTCAAATAAAAATGAACTTGCAAAAGATTTAAAAGTTCAAGTTAAGAAATTTCTCAAAGGTGAAATCAATGTAAATGACATTGAGAAGGTCATAAAGACTAAATATAATTCTAACGCATCTAATACGAGTCGGCTAGTTAAAACCGAAATTACAAGGGTTCAATCTGGGGCAAATGATTATTGGGCCAAGGAACATAATATTGAACAACAATTGTTTATGGCTACTTTGGATAATAGAACTAGTGAAATTTGTAGAAGTCATGATGGACAAGTATTCGATATAGACGATACTAATAAACCAATTCCACCATTGCATCCATACTGTAGGTCTTGTCTAGTTAATCTACCTAGTAAAGAATGGAATCCTAAAATGCGACTTGATAATGAAACTAAGCAGAATATAAATTGGCAGAGTTATGAGGAATGGAATAAAAATAAAAATTTATAAGGAGATGATATTTTGAAACATTCAAATCTAATCAATATTGAGAAAGGTTAAGGTGATCTAATTATCTCGTTAAAGTCTTACGTTAAAGGCTTATTTTTATTTTAGGAGGAATGTATAAATGAATTACTATATCGGAACTACATTAGTAAAAGAACAACCAATGACAAGAGGAGAATATAACCAATTTAAAGGGTGGGAAGCTCCTAAAGGAGAAGACCAAACAATTGATGGTTATTTAGTTGAAGACGAAACAGGATATACTTCATGGAGACCAGGATGTCAATTTGATAAATATTATCTTAAGGTTGATGAAAATAAAAATTTACCTAGTGGCGTTTCAATAGGTCCAGAAATGGTTGTTGATTTTATTACTGATTATGAAGTATTTACTAAGAAAGATAAAATAACTATTGTTATCGCAACATTAAGAAATGGGTTCACAATAGTAGAATCTTCAGCTTGCGTAGACCCTAAAAATTACAATGAGGAAATTGGTGCTGAAATATGCAAAGAAAGAATCAAAAAGCAAGTGTGGAATCATTTAGGTTTCTTACTTCAAAACGCATATAAAGGTGTTAATTAAGTCTTAGAAATAAGGCTTTTTATTATGCCCTTAGCATGGCGCTATAAAAGGCTAGACTAAATAAAAAATAGTTATGTTCTAGGGCATTATATGATGGTCTAGAGGATATGGAGGAATGTTAACTATGAAAAAAGCAGATGTAGCAAAATTAATAGAAAATTTAAAAGATGATGATGATATCAATGAACTTTTAAAAGGGACAGATGTTGAATCAACTTTTAAAACCGAACCGACATTGGATGTATTTAAGGCTAAATTAAATGAAAATGAATTTAAGTCTTATATGGATTCTGAGAAAGACACACATGCAAATAAGTCTTTAGAAACATGGAAAACTAATAATTTACAAACACTTATTAATGATGAAGTTCTTAAGGCTACTGGTAAGAAGAAAACTCCTGAGCAAATAAAGATTGAGGAACTTGAAAAGAAGTTTAATGATAAAGAAATTGAAGCTCAAAATTTATCAAATCAATCTAAAATTAAAGATTTATTAACTCAAACAGGTTTTGACCCTACAAAGACAATTGAATTTTTCAATACTAGTAATATAGAAAATATTGAAACTAGTGTGGGAAATTTTAAAAGTATAATCGATGAAATGGTTAATACTGGCGTTAAATCAGCAATTGCAGATGGTAATTATACTCCACCTGGAGAAAATGGTGCTGGAGAATTAACAGCAAACGATATTGCGCAAATGATGATGTAGAAAAAAATAAAAATATAAAAAATGGAGAGTGATATTTATGGCAATTAATACAATTGCATACGCAACTTTATTTCAACAAGCTTTAGACAAACAAGCAGTAGCAAAACTAACTAGTGGTTGGATGGATGCTAATGCAGGACAAGTTATTTACAATGGTGGTAAAGAAGTTAAAATACCTAAAATAAATATGGATGGATTAGGAGATTACGATAGATCTAACGGATTTACAGACGGTGCAGTAACTTTAGAATATGAAACTAAGACTATGACAATGGATAGAGGCAGAACATTCATGCTTGATTCTATGGATGTTAATGAATCTAATTTTGTTGCTAATGCTACTAATGTAATGGGACAATTCCAAGCACTAAAAGTTATCCCAGAAATTGATTCTTATAGGTATTCTAAAATCGCTAGTTTAGCAATTACAGCTACACAAGCAGTAGGATCTACAAGTATATTGGCTACCGGTGGAAATACAATAACTGTATCAAATGCACTGGAATTGTTAAAAGCAGATATAGCAGCTATTCAAGACATAGTCGGTGGTGATGTTCCTTTAGTTATCTCAATGTCAGCATTGATAGCATCAATTTTGGAACAAAGTGATAAAATAAGCAAACAGCTTAATGTAACGGACTTCCAAAAAGGAGATATTGCAACAAAAGTACAATCTATTGATAATATTCCTATAATTAAAGTGCCAAGTGCAAGATTAAAAACT